CCATTACTTAATTTTATATTCCTTTTTATCTTGGTCATCTTCTTTGTCATTATTAAAAATATTTCTTAATAATGCCATATCTTCAGGTGTGATATTACCGCTACCTTTATCACCATTGTCACCACTACCAGGTTTAAATATTAACTGACCCATTAATTTAACTAATGTTATTTTTTTATCAATCGTTGTATCAACAATTTTTAATAAATCAGTATTAGCTTTATTTAAGTTAGCCAAATCATGCATATCCTCAACGTTAACTTTTGATTTGTTTTCGTTGATTGTTCTAATGCAAGTACTTCTTTGTTCGACTAATTCGTTATAAGCCTCTTGTGTTAGTGATAAAAAACTATCACTTGTTAATTTTATATCTTTCTTTTTAGGTCTAGCCATAATAATTGTCTTTGCCTATAAATATCAAAATGGTGGTTTTTATAAACCACCATCTTTTATAAATTTGTAAATTGATTTGTACCTTTTCATTGCGTTCCTTATATCTTTGGTACCTAGTGATGTCATTTCTCTCATATAATAAAGTATAAGGTTTTTATTATATTTATTTGTAGATTCCTGACTTTCAAAAACGGTTTCCCAATTTTCAAGAATGGATATTAAGGCATTACCAACTTTAATTTCATTCTCTGTAAGAATTTTATTTTGTAATTCCTGTTTAATTGAATCACAAATATTACTTATTAAAAAACTTAAATCCACATCAATAGAATCTATTTCATAAGAATATTCTTCATCTTCTTCTAAATCAGATGCAACATCTTCATATGAAATTAAAGTTTTAAGTTTTTTATCATCTTTAATTATTTTACCTAAAAGATAGTGCTTACAAATAGTGCCATAATAGGAATAAGATTTTTTACCTTTTGAAGGTTTAAATTTATGGAATTTTATCATTAAAAATGATAACGTATCTGAATGTAAGTCTTCAAAAGACATATTTTTGGAATAGAGTTTATATCTTCTGATAATACTTTCTATCATCTTATTTAAAGGAGCTTGAAGGTGGTGACGATAAATTTCATTCCGTCTGAATTCTTCTTTTGTAGTACCAGTCCATCGAAAACCCTCTAAACTACGAGGGTCTTCTACTAACTGTCCTAATGATAAAAATTCTTTAACCGCAGATTCTTCAGCTTGCCCAAAATAAGGATCTTTTGTAGGTTTCCTTCCTCTAGGTTTTTTTTCTTCTGACATTATTGTAGTGTCACATTTTCTCTATCAAATTTTATTCCGCGGTCGTTCTTAAAGTAACATTCTTTTCTAGCGGTATTGAACCAAAATCTAGCTTCAACAGCGTCAATTTTTTCACCAACAACCCCATTATAGTAATTAAAGAAAAGTGCATCTGGTCTCATATTTGTTTTTTTGTAACCCAATTTAGGTATAGTCATCATCTTCTTATCATAATACGACATTCTTAATAAGAACTCATAAATAAAATGAAGTTTAATACTTGGTTTTAAACCACCTGCTGCTTTAAAAGCCTCAACTTTAATAACAGCACCTGATAGTTGAAAGTTAGGGAAGTTTAATAAAGCGTCATTATCTAAGAAACCTAATTTGTCAGAAAATTCTTTTGCCCAAACAGGTTCGTTAGTAAAATGTAAAAATCTACCTTCTACATTTACATCAAGAATAATAGGTAAAAAAACGTCAACCTCTTCGTATGATTGAATATACTTTGTTGTATTATCAAACCAAATTTTTGAGTATTCATCATCAAATTCAAGAATACTAAAATAAGTTGTTTTAACATTTTCAACACCTAAGTTAATTTGTGAACAAAAATCTGTTTCACCTTTATTTTCAATCATTGTTACTTTAAATGAAGTTTCAGGTATGTTAACCGTAACATCTTTAGGTGCTACAATCATTAATTCACTTGGTTTTACTTTTTGTTGTTCAATGCTTTTAATAGCTTGCTCTAAATAAGAGGCAATTACTTCATCCATCTTATGGATTGGTAATATAACTGTTGTATCTGTTTTAATTTCTGACATATAATTAGTTTTGAGGTTCTACGTTATTCTCAACCGCAATTTCTACTGGTAAAGTTGATTTTAATTCGTTAATTCTGTTTTCAATAATTCTTTCGTAAACTTCTTTAACTTTTTCTTTTAATTGTGAAGTTGTATAAGAATCTTTTAATTTAGACATTTCGTCATATAATTCTTGTGGTTCGCCGTCTTCCAACCAAGCTTGAAAATAATTAGCGGCTAAATCAGCTATAACTAATGGGTCGTTTGCCCAAAGACCGTTTTTATCACCCATCCACTCAGGCACCATATTAGGTATTAAACCTAAAACAGGTACGTCACATTTTATAGATTCGATTGGGAATGTACCAAAAGATGATAAAGAATCAACCCAAATAGCTAAACAAGATTCTGCTAAAGACTTAGCGAAAGCTTCTCTTGGTAATCCTCTCATATCACGGAAAGAAACCCATTTAAGGTGTGGATATTTTAAATAAAATGCTTTGTAAATTTTAACCAAATCCCTTTGGTCACGGGTTGAAATCGCGATAATAGGTTTTTTTGGTTTATCCGATGGTTTAAAATAATCAGGAATACTTACAGGTATAACTTCAGCTTTTACTTTTTTTGAAAACAAACTTTCAATATATTCTTTTTGTTTTTCAGTTGTTGTAATAACATCGGTAATTCCGTAATCAGCCCAATTTTTACCTGGCATCAACATTTCAAAAATATAGTCATAAGATTGTGCAAACACTATTCTTTTACTTGGTAATTTTGAAGTTTGTTCCATTACATTAGCAAATATTTCTGGTATAATAATGAAATCTTGTGTGTTAACTTTTAATTGTTGTGATTCAATAGATACGTGCGGTATTTGTTCATAAATCTCACCTAAAATTGGTCCAACAGTAGCGTAGTCATTTTTTTCGTGAAGAATTTGAGCGTCATAGCCCATATCACGTAATAATTTAGCATGTTCATAAATATTCGCCATACTTGCGATTGCATTTCCTTTTGTGTCCATCACAAAAAAGAAAATTCTAAACTCTTTGTTTTCTAGTTTAGAAACTGATTCTTTAACTAAGTTTTTAATGTTACTTTCCATATTTATTGTTGTTCTTTTATTATTTTATAATTTAGTAATGTATTAAATGATAATCTAAATGGTATCGATAATTGTTCACCTAATTTAGTTCTACCCATAGCTTCGTCTACTGGGTTGTTTTCACTTAAAACAGATTCTATCATAACTTTAATTGTTTCCCATTTAGTCAAGTCGATTATTTGACCCCCGATTGGGTCAGAGATTTCTTCTTCTGATTCAATTTCTTTTTTACTTTCACCTAAAATATAATCAACGTCTTCATTTTTTTCGACTTTAATAAAGTTACTTAACTCATCTAAATCAAAATAATATTGATTACCGGCAATACTAAAAAATTCCGAATATTCTTCTTTTTTATATTTCATGATATAATTTTAAATACGAAACTTTATAAGTAAACCTTAATTGAATATCTCCAAACCAATCAATTCCCTAACATTTTTAACAGTATAATCGGCAGGTATTTCTTGATTAAAAGGTTTTTCTATTTTAATAACTTTTTTGCCTTCAGGTTTTGAATTTAAAATTTCTGGGTGGTCAGTTACCATAATATCGACAAATTCCCAACAATCAGTTGTACCCATAGTAAATTTAATATCTTGTATCATACATCCTGTTTTCGATAAAAAAAACAATGTAGAAGGTACACTACGACCAGCTTCACGACTAGTAATTATCATTTTGTGTTCTTTACCTGTCATTTTAAGATGTAACTCTAAATCATTAACTGATTGTACAGCGCCATCGACTATTTCATCCGCATAACCAAAAATTTCAAGACAACATTTATCATAAACAAAATCTTCTACAGTTATCTCATCATCAACAACCTCTACCAAATGGTTATCGGAGTTTTCGTCAGCTAAAAATTCTTTCATATCAAAATTTGGGTTAAACTCCATTTCTTTTCTAACAATTTCTTCTTTTGGAAACCAAAGCCATTTTTCTAAATTATAATCTTTTACTTGGACTTCTTGTCCATCCTCTGGGTTAAAATATTTGGTGTGAATGTTCTCAATCCTACCAAAAAAATCCCTTAATACTCCGTTAATAGATATACCTACTTTCATTAGTCTTTTAATAATTTTTTTCCGTTGTTATTAATTTTTTCTTCTTCTATTTGGTCAAAAATATCTTCAATTACTTTAATGATTGGATTACGTACAATATCCTCTTCATTTCTAAGTTCTACAGTACCAAAACCAGTTTTACCTTTAAATCGTTCAATTACTACCTCAAGAGAACTTTCTTTTTTATTACGAATATCTTTTTGTTTAACATCACCTAATATTATTAATTTAGAATTTTCACCAATACGAGTCATAAGAGTTCTCATGTTATCTAAACTAACGTTTTGTGCCTCATCTATGATAATAACTGATTTATCAATACTTCTACCACGAACATAAGCAATCGGTTTAATTTGAATAAATCCTAAATCCCTTAGTTTTGTAGTTGATGATTCACCGATAATTTTATTAAAGTTGTCTAAGAAAGAATCCATAAAGGGTTCCATTTTTTCTTCCATTGTACCTTTTAAAAATCCAATATCTTCATCTTTTAAAGTAGTTACAGATTTAACTAAAATAACTTTTTGATACGGTGATTGTGGGTTTTTTATTAATTTTAAAGCTTCAGCACAAGCTAAAAATGTTTTTCCTGTTCCTGGTAACCCTGAAGCTATTATAATTTCATTATTTTTAATTGATTCGACTAACTTTTTTTGATTTTCTGTTTTAGGCTTAATATCAATTTTTATATGGTTAAAAATTTTTTCCTCTTCAGATTGTTTTCGATTAATAAAATTATTAACATCTAAAATCTCTTCATCAGAAAGTTTTTTGTTTCTTCTCTTAGTCATTGTATAATTTTTGTGAAAAACTTTTCATTTCAATTATTTGTTCTTTTAAATAAGGTATTTGTAAATTTTTATAAAATTCTGTTTCGGAAGATAATGTTCTATCACACATGTCTACAGTTTCTTTTGGGTTTACCGTTATATTTAAACCGTAGACATCAC